CCCTCTCTTAAATTTCAAGGGTGCTGTTTTTCTTACCTCGTCGTGTTTTTCGTCATTAAGAATATATCTTGAATAAGGTCGCCTGACGGATAAGAGGATGTTAATCATTACTGGCCTCCTTTCCGTCAATGATGGCCCTTAATTCATCAAATACCCGTAGACGTGTATGATTCCTTGTCGTGCAAATAAGGTGCTGCGCCCACCGGGCATGCCGTTTCGTGGGGTACTCCATGCGATAGTGGGCGATAATCCCTTTGTGGTGCACAATCGCGGCCTGAACTTCATATTTCCCATCGTCGGTTTTCTTCATGGGGCAAACCTGCTGAACGATGATGTGAGGGTTCCGTTTCATTGCTCTGATCCTTCTTGCACAGTGATTGTTATTTGTGGTTCTTCGCCCCACCATTTCTCCACGGACGCGGAATGCACCTGGGCGTCATCTTCCCAAAATCTCAACCGGGTCATGACATCCTGCAGGGTTTTGGCCAGGTTGTCCCAGTCCGGTTTGGTCGTTTTCGGAATGAGCCCGATCCGGTTTTTTTTCGGCTCGCTTTTGCGGTAGGGCCAGACGAAAGCCAGTTTCAGGGAGACCGGCCCCGTCAGGGGCCGGGCCGGTTGATAAGGTTTCAGCAGAGTCAGGTAATCGCTGATGACCAGTTTCAATTCTTTCGTGTCCGCCAGTTTGGCGTGTTCCCCGATATGGACGATTTTTTTGTTCTGGTGCGTTTTCGTCGGGGGAACGATCGGCAGCATGATGGTCATCGGCTTGTTCATGACGCTTTCGAATTCCTTTCTATTTCCCGGGCCTGGGATTCGGCGTCGAAGTCCAGCTTCAGCTGGCCGTCGTCCTCAAACCAGGCATTCACCACAGCTGTTTTCTTGATGGAGCCTGACACTTTCACACAGACTTTCTGTTCCCCGTCAGGGATTTTGACACTGATGGAGAGGCTGAAATCAGATTCGTCTTCCGCCGCCTGGCGCCTGATGTCTTCGTAGTCGTCGAATTCATCAAAGGCCATGCGGACGGCTTCCAGGATGGTTTCTTTTTCGTGTTCCGTTCGCGCGCTCATCATTGTTGATTAGAAGGGGATTTCGTCTTCTTCCGCCGGCGGTCCCGCCGTGGCGCTCATGTGGTTGTTGGCCGGCAGATCCGCCGGGCGCGGAGGCAGGGACGCGCTGCCGCGCCCCGCCGCTACCCTGTCCTGCGCCGCCATGATGGCCCGGGCTTCGTCCGGCCCCAGCACGTCTTCGCAGTTGCTGAATTCGGGATAACTCCCGTCCGCCCTGGGCTTGTCTCCCCGTTTGACGCTGAGCCGGACGTAGCAGGGCTTGCCGAGGTATTCCGCAGGGTTGATGATGACCTGCTGGCCTGCCTCAAATACCTTCCCGGTTACGTTTTTGACGAACAGGTCGATTTTCCAGGCCAGGTCTTTCGAGGCGGTCAGGTAGTGACGCACCGTCGCCGCCCCTTCAGGGCCAAAGGCCCTGATGTGGACGGCCAGCTGCGGGCATCCCCGCGTTTTGGCTCCCTGGGAGATTCCTTCTTCCATCTTGACGATTTTTCCTTCGTAGACGCCCGCAGGGAGGAATCCGTATTCGCCGGGCTCGCCTTCTGAAATATAACTGAACATAATGGTTATTTGTTGGTTGTGATTTTGGAGACGGAGATTTTTTTGACGTAGGAGGATCCGGCCCCCGTCCTGACCAGTTCTTCCGGGAATTGTTGTTCCGGCAGGGCTTCCGCGAACAGGGCGCGGAAGATGTCCGCCTTGAGCGGGCCATAGGATTTCAGGAGTTTCGGCACGCCAATCCAGGTGGCGTATTTGGCCACGTCTTCCGGAGCGACGGTGTCCGTGCCTTTCCGGGAGACGCGCCTGAATCCGGGGACTTCCGTTCCGTTGTTGAGGTAGTCGAGGATTTTTTCTTTTCCTTTTTTGGCATAGGATTCCAGGATTCCGGCCTTGGTGACGAATTCCGCCAACCTGGAAGGGTTTTCCGCGATTTCGGCGAAGCTCGCTTCCAGCGTTCCGGCTTCCGCCAGGGACAGCATTTCCTGCGCCGCCCGGTTCCGCAGCGGACAGGTGTCCTGCGAGGCGCACCAGCCGCAGTAGTCGCAGAGGCGCGGCCCGCCGCCGAGGTCCACGGAGTCCACCACGCCGTTGACGATGGAGATTGCTTCCCGGTAGGTGAATTTCCGGGTGACGATTTGCTGCTGGTCGCAGAAGAGGAGGTGGCAGGTGATTTCATCCAGGAATTCCCGTTCCATGAAGGATTTCGCGTAAGAGGCCTGCTGTTCCCAGTAGTTGCGGATTTGGCCGCTTTTGAGGTCGAAGAGTTTGCCCAGCGCGGGGCAGAGGCAGTCCGCTTCCCCGCCTGTCACTCGGGGGTGCCATTGCGGGAAGGCGCAGCGGTTTTTGTCGGCAATGACCTCTTCGCCGAAGCAGAGCGTCCGGACCGTTTTCACTGCCCAAAGGATGGATTTCTTTTCATCGGCTTGCAGGTGTTCACACGCCCTGAATTCGTCCACGCCCATGAGCAGGTCCCGGAAGGCGGCGTCCATCCGGGTTCCCCGCTGGGCCGCTTCCCCCGCGTCGGGGGAGGAGATGAAGCAGGGACATTGCGCCAGCTTGGGGAGCAGGGACGGCCTCAATAATTCCGTGGACGGTGCCGGACGGGATCCGGCAATGTCAGAGAGGATTTTTTGCAGGTCGTCCAGGTTGACGGCGTATTCCACTCCGTCCAGGGAGAGGACGGCATGCCCGGTTTCGCGGGCGACGTTGATGCAGGTGACGGGTTTCATCGGGCGGTCGGGGTGTTGTGCTGCAGAACGGCCGTGTTGAACCGGTCGGGGGCGGAGAGGATGAAGGAGGCGAATTTTTCCGAGACGGCTTCAAGGCCCTGCCCCGGCTGGATTTCCTTTTTGTACGCGAGGAAGTTCAGCGCTCCCGGCACGTCGTTGATGACCGCGGCCAGTTGGTCCGCCAGGGAGGGAGCCGGTTTCTCCTGTTGTACGGGAAGAGGCTCCTGTTTTTCGCCGGCCGGAGCGTTCCCAGAAGGTCCGCAGCCCGTTCCAAATAGCAGGCGGGAGATTTCCCCGGCGTCCATCGCCATGACCGCGGGCATCCCGTGCCGGTTTTTGGCTTCCCAGGTGGCCCGGTGCTCCGTGTAGACGGCACGCAGTTCTCCGCCCTTGGCCTTGCCTCCGTCCGTGAAGGTAGTCACGTAGTTGCAGAACAGGATGGCATCCCCCCATTCCTTGAGTTTTTCCTTGGCGGTAATGGCCTGTTTGGCCGGAGCGTTGATTTTGATGGTGTACATGGTGTAGGCTTCCCCTTCTGGAGGGTTCACCGTTTCCACGCGGCAGTGGCAGATGACGGCAATGTGCAGTCCCGCGTTCCGGCAGTTGTCAAAGACGGAAAGCAGGTTGACGAACATTTCGCTGGCCTGGGCGTACCCTTTTCCATATCCGATGCTTTCAATGGAGGAGATTTTTCCGTCTTTGGGGGAGGCGTTGTAGTCCCTGATGACCTGGCGGGCGCACATGTCCCACAGGCGGTCTCCCGTGTCGACGACGAGCGTCCGGTAGGGGAGGCTTCCGTTCCGGGCTTCCTTGTAGATGTCCTGCAGGGCTTCCAGCATGGCGCCGTAGTGGTCTACCTGGATACGGTCCACATTCATGTGTTGGGTTCCTTCTTCCGTGTCCAGGAAGAGGGGGGCGGGCAGCCCGGCCGCCAGCGTGGATTTTCCCACGCCTTCCGGCCCGTAGATGATGACACGCTGCGGCCGCTGCTGCACTCCGCGCTTGATGTTTTGTAATAGGCTCATATTATTGTCTTGTTTGATTGTATTCAGGTCGGGTGTCAGTTCCTGCTGGCCCCGGCCATCTTTTTCAGGTAGTTAGAGATTTGCATTGAACGAGCCGGTTTTGCGGTAGCGCTTTCCAGTCGTTGTATCAGAGAGTTGTTCAATAATGGCGGTTGTAACCCGATTCAGGTCCACGTAAAGCACTCCGCCACATTTGACAATCGGAAGCAGTTTTTTACCGTCGGCGCTTTCCAACATAGCTCGGCTTGGTTCAGAACCTCTGGCAAATAGTCCGCATTGGGCAAACTTGGAGAGCCTTACCAGCCGGGACGGCAACGGGGGAGCAGTGATATTGATATTGATTTGAGGAACCCCGGCAAATGTCGCATCGGCGTTTTTAGGCCATGATTGAGACAGGGCATCGGCCAATCTTTTTGAAATGTCTCTGACCACTTGTTCAGGTAATCTATGGTCTTGGTTCATAATCACTTAATGTTAATGTAAATAAAATAAACAATCGTGAAGATACCAACCAGCAGAGCGGAAAAGACAAGGTTCTGTACGATACCGAGCCGGGGCTTGAGAGCGTTTTCCGGAAAGTTCAACGGGCAACCGTAAAGAACCTCCATTTTCGAGGCACGGTCGCGGCGCAGCCAGTATTGTTCGTTCGTCATTTTTTTCATTGTTGTTCAGGGTTGGGTTAAAGCTCGTGCCAGCCGAGCAGCTTCAATTCTTCGATCAGGGCTTCTTCCATTAGGCCGTAGATTTCTTTGATGATGCCCCTGCCTTTCGGCTTTGAACGGTTAATGGCTAAATTCTTCGCACTGGGGAGTTTATGTTAAATTGACAAAGAAAAACCTTTCAAGTTACCATCCTTATCAAATGTCGGATCCGCAAAATACGAATAATTGTGAAAAAGGATCTCCCACCGATTCCCGTTCATTGACATGTTGAAGCCTTCCTTGCGTAACTCGTCCGTGAGTTGGCCCCATTCTTCCCATTCTTTTTCCGTAAGGTCTGTCTGAAGATTTTTCACTTCAAATTTCAGCATTTTCCGGATCTTGCCCTTCGTTGCTTTGTCAATATGATTTTTCATTTCTATTTTCTTTACTGTTAAATGTTTTTTAAGATAATTTATGCTGTAGGTTTTTTTGAGATCTTCCGAGGCAGGGGAAGGTTACTGGCCGTGGTCAGGTGAACACGGAATCCCCTGCGGAAAGATTCTCGTTCAATGATGCGGATAATAGCCTCCGAAGGCTTCAACCCTTCTTCCGCTTCGGCCAGCAGATGGCTCTTGCAGCCGTCCGGTAATTTGTCTAAGTCGATTTCTGTTTTCATCTATTTCCGTAACTGATGGCCTCAAATTACAGTGTATAACTGAACATTTCAAGATATATTTTCAGCATTATACTGAAATCACTAGATGACAAGGTGTTGACATATCAGTAAAATGCTGTAATATCAATGCATGACGACAACAAAAGAAGACGTAAAAAAATGGCTCAAGGTTATTGGTAGAGACAGAGAATGGCTCGCTAACCAATGTGGAGTTTCCAAGCGTCAGGTAGATAATTGGCTTTCGTCATCCATCAATATTCCCGCAAAGGCTATCCTTATTATTCAACGCCTGATGAACGGAGAAGCCGAATCCTCTCCCCGCATCGTCATCGACTTCACAGATGAAGAATGGGACATCATCTGTGAGGCCGCTAAAGCCCACAAAGAAACCTTCTTGGAATTCGTCAATACCGCCATTCAAAACGCCGCCAAAGAAAAAGAAGCCGCCCGTAAGAAATTTACCCCGGTAGAAACATTCACAGCCCCTCCCTTGGAGGCTCAGGGACGAATCATCGGCAACATTGCCGCCGGCAACCTGGCGGATGGAGACACCATTCCGCAGGACATCCGACTATACCGTGAACTGGAAAAAGGGGAATACTTGCTGCGCGTGAACGGTCACTCTATGGAACCTTCCATTCCGGACGGCTCCGTGGTCATCATGAAAAAATACACTATCCCCCCCATCCCCAAACCCGGAACCATTGTTCAATACCATGATGAACGCGGCGTGACGCTCAAAAAACTGGTTCGCAGGAAAAACCCGGAAACCGGCAAAATGGAATACACCCTCCATCCCATCAACCCTGCCTTCGGAGACATCGAACCAATGGACGGCGGCAAAATCTCCGCTCTATACGTGGAAACCCTGGACAGGTGGGAGAAAGCTTGACGCAATCCAAAGCATCCTTCTTTGTCGTCCTAAAACACAAAGGTCTCCTAAACTACGGAGACATAGAACCGTAACCATACGAAAGAAGGCTATGTTGCACAACTAGGCAACATAGCCTTCTTCATGGCTTAAAATTTAGATTTCTTCTAAATCATCATCGTCACACACTTGTTCCCCTGAATCTTCATCACTATACCCTGCCATCCGTTCTTGAACGTCAGGTTCAAAATTATTATCTACTACTATTCTCTCTTCGTCAGGATGAATACGGTTCCAATGATCGACATCTGCATTTAGCTGAAATAAATCTCCAATAACTTGCTCTCGTCGTAAGGTTTTAGCGCCAAGCATCATTTCTCTATCTGCTTTATCTGTTTCAACCCATAAAAGGCCTTGCCCTTTAGAGTCATAGGGGTCTCTTACAGATTGATATGTTCGGTAAGGAACCCCTGAACATTCATCAATTTTTGTCGACTGCCGAGCTAAAGAGGAAAACTTCCTTGCCAATAACTCTGTTGGAGTTTTTGGTGTTGGTGCTTGATACCCCTTAGCCATTGCATATTCTGCAAGCTCTAGATGAGTCCACACCTCTTTACCCGTATCCTTTTTGAATTCCTCAACAAGGAATTCAAATTCTTTAATTTCATTGCGCTTTTTCATATCAATTTTTATATTGTTAAAATATCTCCCCAACCGTCAACCAAAGCTCCTCGCGTGACGATGCTACGAATTTTTACAATGTGATCTCCAAACCTATTATATGCATTAAGTTTATGACGAAGTTGTCCTGCAACAAGTCCAGGATGCACATTAATAGTACGGGCAAATCCAATAATATCTCTTGAATAAAAATAAGGGTATTTCCTGTCAATAAAATTCTTGAGCTTGTCTTGAGGAACACAAAATTCAAGAGCAGCTTTATTTGCCAAACTTTCTTCAACACTAGATAGGCTAGACTCTTCGGAGGATGTCATGAGTCCCATATCAATAGCAGGAGATTTTTTACCATGCCCTCTTAAGACATGCTCAAGTTCATGTCTGAGCACAAACCAAAAATTATCTATTCTATCAAACCTTAAAGACATGCCTATAACAGGCTTGTTTTCGTCAAGCCATAAGCAAACTCCATCTATTTTTGAGCCTTTCAATGACTCAACAATAACAAAGCGAATACCTGCACGCATTATCATATCAGATATACTTCGTAAAGCTGGAGCTGATACGCGATACTCTTCCAAATCTTTAATAAGTTTCTTACAAGTTGCTATAGAAAAAGCAGGAACCATCATCGAATGAGCAAGAGATTTCAC